AGAACTTGGTAATGGTCTTCTAAGGGATTTGAAGTAGCGACCCTGCGTTTAAGAGCGTGAGGCATTGTGTAGACATCGAACGAACTGTCTAGAGGTGTGTTGTCTGTAGTTGCTTCCGCTAGAGATTCAATCCATGCGCTGTCCCTTTCGGAGTACTTAAGATAATACTCATCTGCTTCAACTTCCGCATCTCCAACAATCTTTGTCACGAAACCATCGGTACACTTAGCGGGGAGTTTGGATACGTCCGCTGGACCGTTCCAGTTATGTATGACCACCAAGCTATCAGCACCCTTGGAGAAATCTATGCGTTCTCGGTCTGGTATAGTTACCTCGTCTGCTGGTATACCCGCGCCTCCTGGGCACGGAGCAACATTATTCGCCTTTGTATATTCACCTATAATAAAATTATATCCAGCGTTGGCACTTGGAACCACCCCCGGAACCTCAGAAAAGAACCACTCCCATCCAGTATCTCCCCTGAAATAATTGTCGTTATTTTGGTTCTGAGCGGAACTCAACTCTTCCCAGTATAGTTCAGGGGGGTGAAAAAGGTTTTGTCCACTATATATGCCAACCCCAGGGGTGACAGGGTTATGGATGAGCGCGGTGAGCGTTTCATCTATTTGGTCGAGAGACTGTAGATCATTCGCTGTTTCGCCGGGAAGTGTCGGCCCGGACAAAGCCGGGATGGGAATACTCCACCGAACCCCCTCCAAAGCCTTCGGGGAATCAGCGTCAGACCCCGTTACGGCTGAAGTCGCGTAAGCTGTGCCGTCTGCGGTGAGTACACCACCTCCAGAACACGATATACACACACGATCTTTTGGAACTGCCGGGGGGCTCCCACTCATGGCAACCGTCTTCAGTCGGTTAACAACGAAAGTTGTATCTGCGATTGTAAGCATACGAAGAGACTTGTTGGGTGTGCCTACATCTGAAATGTAATTAGAGGTGGGTTCCGCTACCACAGCTACACCATTTACATGGGTTATGTTTCCGACAAGGGGCTCAAATCCAGAACTCACAAATACGTGTCCCGTAGTTCCGTGAAGCCGTAGTACCCCAGAACCCATATTTTCCACAGTAAAGGTGATGCCGTCTATGGTGGGTTCACCTGTACCATTTATAACAACAGTATCCGTTCCGGGGAACCCCGGTGCGATAGTTGCATCTAGTGTCTCAGTCTCGTTAAATTGTATATGTACATCACTCCCCCCACCCCCACCCCAGCCCTTCACATTGTACCACTGGGTAACAATTTCAACTACAGACCCAGTAATCGGGACAGCCCCAGACCCCGGCCCCGGATTGCCCGTCGTAGTGTTCTCAAGTGTGAATGTACTGGAGAAATCACTTACGGTACCAATATTAAAAGTGTTTCCGTCTAGAAACGGCTCCCCAGTTCCTGAAAATGTAATAGTATCTTCAGCGGTCAGGGATTCAGACAGAAGACCAAACTCGTTGGTTTCAGGGTTCTGGTTGTCACGGTGCCCCGATACTTGTATCTGAATGTTGCCCGTTGCGACCGTCCCCAGTTCCCAACTATCAACTACAAGAAAATTAAGACGCTTGTCGTTTTTCCTTACATCAATAATATTAATTTCAGACCCGGTAGAAGCATCCAACACCTTAAGTGTGGTGGGTGAAACACCAGGAACCCCCTGCTCTACATTTACAATGTAGTTTTCGTTCTCATCCCTATCAATGATGTGGGTCTTTGTCTCGCGCATTGTAGTGGAATTTAGATTAGCCTTATACAAGAGCGGGGGGCGCTTCATGGCTCCTGAAGTCGTATCTAGTAGAGAGTTAATGGACTCTTCTACCTGAGAATCCAGGCGAGTTTCGGGGGGCTGCTGCGAAACACCACCCAGAAACGAATCAATTTCCTTATTGATTAACGGTGCCACTGGCTCACCAGCTTGTACAGGTCAGGCCCCTTGAATACGTTGTAGTCTCCGTTAGACAACTCAGCATCCTCGAGCTTGGCTCTGTTGATAAGCTCATCCTGGGAAAGAATCTTGGCAAGATTAATATCAAGAACCCTGGCTTCGCACAGCAATCTGGTTGCCCTGGAGGTGATGGCCTTACGCACAACTTCAGGGAGGTCTTCAAACAGAAACTGAAAGATAATAAAAACCTCTACCTTAGACTCTGTGAATACAAAAGTACGGTCCTTGGTATTATATAGCTTCATAACTCCGCTATCCCCACGCTCCACATACTCCTTGCTGGGGGAATAGAGTGTCTTATCGACTGATAGAATAGTTTCGTTGAGTACGATCTCCCCGTTACCATCGGGAACAAGATCGGCAACTTCCCTATTAAACCACCACCCCTCAGACTGAATCTCCCTGCTCACTTCTTCAAGCAAAGCTATTGCTGCGTCCACATCGCTGCGCGTAGGGGCCGCAAGGTCGGAAACTGATGATTCTCCGATCATGCGTAGCATAGAGTTGACGGCAGCTAACTTGCTCGTCCTAACTTGTTCAGCCACATCCACTCCTATTTAAAAAGATTAAAAAAAAGGGGTGCCAAGGGAAAGGGGAATAACCCTTGGCACCCCTAAGACTCACCGTTAGTGCGGTGAGGTGTTCAGTTACTTACTATGCAGTAAGGTTCAGACCAGTAGCATCCGAAATAGTCACGGCACATTCTGATCTGAGGACACCATGCCCAACGGCATACTTTCCGACAATCAGATGGCCCTGCCTAGTAATATCGTACTCCTGCTCCATCGCAAGATCAAGCAGTTTGACAGTACCAACGCAGTCACCCGTGTTAACGAGTGCCATAACGTCTGAACTATCTACACGGTAGTTCGCGTTGGGGATGAAGTCAGCGTGACTTGAGTCAATGAAGTTGCCAGTAGTCTCATTAGCCTGCGGAATGTTGTTGCTCTTGACCAACTCCGCTCCACCAATGCGCGGCATGGCACCTTCAGTAAGGTTTCCACTACCCCCCACATCGCGATCCATGATCTGGCCGATGGGAGAAGTATTCGCCCCCGCAGCCGCCGCAGAAAGGGCCGCACCAGCACGGAGAAGACCGTACCATTCCAACGGTCGGACAAAGACTTGCCGCCCAACACCGGGAACATTCTTCTCATCAAGACGCTTCAAAGACGCAAAGATTGCATCAATGAGAACCTCAAGATCACCAGAGATAACACCCGCCGAAGCGGCACCAAGAATAGAACCACCATCGCCGTTCGTATGTCGAGAGGCCGTGGCCGCAGCAACCATCATATTACGAAGAACATTTTTGTCCATCGTATTGCCGAGAACTTCGCCCACCTGCTTGGAATATTCCCGGCGGACCTCGTAATGATTTTTCGCCTCATCAAGCCGATCAATGAAGACGGGCGCGACAAGAAGATCATCAATGGAGATTGTCATCTCCGTGTGTTCGATGGACTTCGGCACAAGCAGCGCACCGGGGGTGTGGGTGTACGCACTAGTCTTCCACGTACTGGGGAACCTTGCGGTCTTACCCTCGGAAATAGTTCGCACCTTGTGTCGGTTCATAGTCACGTTCGCAGTATTGAACGCATTCAGAACCTCGCCACCGAACACCTCGAGGAACAGGGCGTTGTCTTGGGCGAAAGTTCCGTTCGTACTTTGGTCTACACCTAGCCTACTAGGTGCTGCATAATCACCAGCAGCCATATATTAATTATCCTTACGCGGGAATATCCCCGCCATGCCTCTGCCTAGACCTCATAATTTTAGCATCAACCTTCTGCCTAAATGCTGAGCTCTTGTCGTACAGAGGATTACCCAGATCTTGCAGCATCTGCATCCGATCTGAGTATGTATCTGATTCAACTCCAGACCTACTCCCAACTTGAGTAGTAGATCCCTCAAACCCCTCAACGGACTGCATCTTATGATGTAGCCCCCTGATAGCCGCTTCGGCTTTTGCGGGGTCGAGACTAGTTACTGCCTGATTGTAAGTCTCAATCTCTGCTTCCGACAGATTCGCTGCCCCCCACTTAGAAAGGGCTTCGTACCCTTCCTTCCCATCAGTGATACTATAAGCAGTATCATCAATGAACCGGGTTGCACTGTCTCGCAGGGCTTCTTGACCCTGGATATAACTATCCACCAGGGCCTTTGGGAAGCCAGCATCTACTAGCTTAGTGTAGCTTTCATCAGACAAAGAACCGTTCTCTTCATATTCTCCAGAGAGTTCGTTCATGTCCAAGCCAGCTACAGCTAGCAGGTTTTCTACCTGAGGATCTTGACTTACTTGTAGGTCTGAGTTGTCGGTGCCTTCAGGTGTGGGTGATTCACCTGGGGGTGCCGTTGTTGACGCGCTCGCTCCATCAGAGTCGGGCCGTTGGCCTGCTTCTACAGATTCGACTACTTCAGGGGTATTCCCGTCCGCGTCAGGTTCTGTAGGAGTGATACTAATCTGGCTTATTGGTTGCGCCTGTCCTAGTTCACCTACTGATTCACCCATACTTAAATCTCCTCCCGTTCGTCCGTGTCCTCTTCCTCGACAGGACTGTTTAAATCAAACTCCACGATACCCCATAGAGGTTTGGTGGACTCAAGAACTTTGTACTTCTTCCCCCCCAGAGCCTTCCCGTTCTGCCTTTCAGAAACCATTTCGTGTAGGGTTTTATTAGGCTTAGGCTCCTGATCCTTCTTCTTTTTTCTCCCAACCATATTCTTGGACTCCTTATTGCGGGATGCTGCCATTGCCCATCCCTTGATCCACCATGCTCCCGGCTGCTTTCTCAAGGCTCCCAGGGACAGCCTGCATCACAGATTCCTGCATAGCCTGCTGCTGTGCCTGCTGCTGCATCTTCTGCATCTCCGCCTCAACCTCCTCCTTGGTTTTGAGTAGCCCGTCTTCGGGTATCCCATGCCCAAGGAAAATCTTAGTGACCAAATCTCTAGCATCAATGAACTGCATTACCTCTGGTTTTAGTTGTGCTACGGCAGCCAGGTCCGTTAGCATCTCTCTGATGCGTACTAGATCCTGGGTTCTCCCGATAGCCTGTAGCCCCGTAACAATCACAGGCTCTACTGTGTTCTTTGGAAGACTCTTAATATCCCCCCTGGCTTCCAGAATTGCTTCGATTCGCTTAACGATAGGCAACTGGAGTTCCTGGCTAAGTACAGACCAGACTCCCCCCTGTGTCGATTCAAGCTCTCTGGCAAGCTCCCTGATCTCTTCCGCAGTAACCCGCTCTGCGTCCCTGCGTACTGCGGAGTTCAGGAGAAACGCAAAGCTTAGTTCC